TGTTGTTGTGGCCGGCTAGTTACACGCATGCACATCGAGGTAATCCTGTTTTTGGTGAACAAAGTAAATATGTTGTAACAGGGTGGTTTTACTATGACTGATTTTGAAAAAAACAGTTGTGTTTTAGTTAAGGGGTTTATTGATCCTCAAGGCATTCAGACCATTTCAAAGTACATGGAATACGCGCTCAAACAAAATGAAATAAAACGCACTGAAGACGCTATTACCATTTCTTATGCGCGGTATGCCGATCCGCTAATAGAGACTGTGCTGCTCAACTCTTTAGAGCACATGGAAGAAATTACGGGTAAAAAACTACACCCAACGTATTCGTTTTTCCGTGTGTATGTTAAAGGTGCTATTTTAAAACCCCACGTAGATCGCCCTTCTTGCGAAGTGTCAGTAACTGTTCACGTAGCTACTGTTGGGGAATCTTGGCCTATTTGGATGAAAGTTCGGGGGCAAGAACCGATGAAATGTGTACTTGAACCCGGGGACGCGGTAGTGTATAAAGGCTGTGAAGTTACGCACTGGCGTGATGTTGCAGATAAGACAGAAGTTAATGCACAATTTATGTTGCACTACGTCGATCAAAACGGCCCCAACGCAAAGTACAAATTTGATAAACGGCCTGAACTTGGTATGGCTGCTAGCACAAGGAGTATGTAATGGCTATTGGAACATCGAAAATTGGGGTAATGGGTAAAGGCGGGGTTGCTGCTGGAAGTCAGACATTTAACTCCCCCGGAACTTTTACTGTCCCTGTTGGGATTACCAGCGTAAGCATTGTTGGTAGAGGCGGCACTGGCACGCCCGGAAATGCGGGTAATGCTGGTGCCACCGGTAATCCCGGAACCCCATCTAATGGTGCAGGTGGGGGTGGGTCTGGGGGCGTTTATGTTCTTGTAAATTGTGGTTGTGGTTGTCGATGCGAAGGGTATTCCGGTGCTTCTGGTGGTACTGGGGGGAAAGGCGCTGCTGGGGGCGGGTCGGGTGTATATGGCACTGCTGGAAATGCAGGCTGTAACGGGAATACAAATGCGGCGGGTTGTGCCGGCAATGCGGGTTCTGCCGGTAATGCCTCGACCGGCATATCACAAACATTTCCCGGTGGCGCAGCCGGCAACGGTGGTGCTGGTGGTAATGCAGGTGCTGGCGGTACAGGAGGTACAAAACCCTCTAATCTTGGGGGGTTAGCAGGAAATAATGGATGTTTTAATGCCAATTATACTGGGCCCCAAGGCACTAGATACAGTTTTTTTTCTAACGGCATTGGTGGTGTTGGCAATAGTGGTGGAGCATCTGGCGCTGCCGGTACGGGGGGCGCTGGTAATGGCGGTAATGTGGCTGGTGCTGGAGGTGCTGGTGGTGGAGGGGCCGGTAATACAAACCCGGGTTCAGGATCTACTGCCGGCTCAAACAATACTGGAGGCAATGGTGGTGCTGGTGGTGTCATAAATGCGCCGGGGCCGGCTCCACTTACAGCACCCGGTACTACGGGAGGCTGTGCATATGCAAATGTAACCCCAGCCAATTGGCGGGTTGGTGGTGGTGGTGGCGGAGGTACAGCGTTTCGTGCACCTACCAACGGGGGAGGCGGTACAGGAGGCACGGCAGGTGGAGGTGGGGGTGCGGGAGGTTGGCGTGGCAATCTGGCAAATCCAGCTTCTGCGGGTAATCCGGGTTCTGCGGGTAATCCGGGTTCTGCTGGCACACCCGCGACTTACAACTTACAACCTGTAACGCCCGGCGGTTCATACCCAATTGTGGTTGGAGGCCCTTCTGGTGGACAAGTTAATATTTCATGGAATGCAACATGAGTAAGCAAGAAAAAACAAAACTCACTAAAGAGCAAAAACTAATGGAATCAAACCGACTCCGTGAACTCAAGTCAAGGGCGCGGTCTGTAACTGTTGGCACTGCTTTTGGCGGTATAACTGAATTGACGCTACGATCTGAAAGTAGTAATTTTTTGTTTTGCCTGATGCAGCCAGTTGAAGTTATTGAATTGATACACCAACTTGCCGCCAATGTTGGATGTCACATACACCTTCAACCCAGAAGAGATTTTGCAAGTTGGCGTGATTGGAAATATACTGAAGAAGAGCTTACGCACTATCGTGGCGTGCAGTCTCTTCCGGGGGTTGGGCACGCCCCGCACGTTAACGATATGGCACCACATAGCCAAGTTGGAGCTAACTTACCCCCGCCTGAACAACAGCCGGGAATGAAAATTGAAACGCCCATAAAGGAGCAAGAACATGTTGTGGCAACTAAAAAAACTGTCAACCGGCGAAACACTAAACGCGCCTCAAAAGCTTCCTGAAAATTGGGGGCCAATCTTTGGTATGGCCGGTATCCAAGACCGGCTTGGTGATTTGTCGTGGCTAGGTGATGCCTATGCCGACCAAGGATGGGTAGTTGTTGGCACTGCGCCAGCAGACCCTGTGCAATCAGGCGCGGCAGAGTTGGCTTGGGAAACAGCCAAAAAGATGTTGCAAGAATCTGATTGGTCAATGCTCCCCGATGTGCCTATGACTGCTGGCAATAAAGCTTTGTGGATTGAATACCGCCGCGCATTGCGCGAAATTCGTTTACAGGCAGCATTCCCTACTGATATTCAGTGGCCTTCCAAGCCTGAATGAACAAGTATCTAATTCGGTACAACAAATCTCATGGGCAAGAAGGGCGCGGCTCTGATGCCCACGTTTGGCGCGTCTTTGAAAATGGTGTTGAGCATTTAGCTACTGACGTCATGATTAACGTGCCAAGCTGGGGTGAGGTTGATGGGCCGGATTGGAACATTGCTTGTAAGGGTTTTATGTATAAAGTGGCAGCGGCTGATTTAATCATCATCAACCTGAAAGAGTAGCCATGCAAGACTGGGCTGAATTGTTTATCATTGCAGCCTTTATAGTCGCCTTTGTTGTGTGGGGCACGTTTACAATTTTGTGGATTTGGCAATGATTCATGCGTTGGCTCATACTGTTACTGCTGTTAGGGCTGGTTGGAGCCACAGCCAAAGATGGTTGCCATGTGCGCGAGTTTTGGTCAATTGCTTGGTCAATCCACAATCCGTCAGAGCGCCATCAGCAACTCTCAATGTGGCTGACAAACAATTCAAGGTTTTGCAGAAGTCAAGATTTTGTGGTTATTTGGAACAATTTAGCAGAGTGGGCGGGCACAGCAGATTCCGCAGAAGTCAGAGCCAAAGTTATTCATGGATATAAAGATGCACTTGAACGGGAGAAGAAATGATTGATGTACTGGAAATACTGCTTTGGTTGGCAGTGCCTATAAATTACATCTATTGGATCTTTATTCACAATGATTCCGCCTATACACAAGTGGTATCCAATGGTTCAGCCGGGAGGCGATCCAACTAAGACAGATGCGCTAGAACGCAGAGCAGAACGCCTTGAAGAAGAATATAAACAAGCGCTAAAGATGAAGAAGGTAAAGGATAAGATTGATGATCTTGAGTTTGAGTTGTACGTCAAGAAAGCCGAACGCAATCAACTAAACCTTGAGATTTTTACAAACCGGAAAATAGACATACTGGCATAACATGGTTACAAAGAAACCCCCAGCTAAGGTAGCTCCTGTTAAGCGGCGTACACCCAAGCCAAAAACAGAGCAGACAATCAATGTGTCTGTTGCCGCACCAGCACCTGTCAAAGCTGAAGCCAAGAAAGACGACAGCACCGTTAGCAAGATCATCGGTTTAATTGAGTGGGTCGATAACCCGTTTAAGCTGTTCACGGTCATCCTGCTGTCGTTCCTGTTCTTTGCGGGCTACTTTGCATGGGACTCTCGCACAGTCATTCTGAACGCCATTACAAGCTCAAGCCACCAGCCGCAGCTTAAAGAGATTAAAGTGTTAGAACACGTAGCCCAAAAGCTACAAAAGGATTTAGAAGCTGAAACGGTGCTGGTTCACAAGGTAACGCTTGTTGTGAATAGCAGGGTCACGTTACTTTCGTATGGCCCAAAGGGACGGGACACCACATTAGATGGCTACAACTCAACCCTGTTTGGCAAAGATTCCACCCGTAATACCGCAGTCATTGCCATGATGAACGGGGAAGTCTACTGCGACAAGCTTGTAGCCTCTGGTAAAACATCAGAGTGGGAAGATAAACAGGGCGTAGGCTTCATCTGCCGTGGCAGTATCCCCCCTGAGATGGGCGCATTTGAGGGTTATATTTCCGTGGGCTTCACCAAAGAACCTCAAGACCTTGGCGCTGTCAAAACCCGTATTAACCTAGCCGCCACTGAGATGGCTAAATAAGGAGTAACTATGCTTGATATTTTATCTGGGGGCTTAATGGGTTCCATCTTTGGCGGCCTGTTCCGTATGGCTCCCGAGGTGCTGAAGTTCTTTGACAAGAAGAACGAGCGCCAACATGAGCTTGCTATGTTTGCCCGTCAGTGCGAACTAGAAACGCTTCGCGGTCAGCAGAAGTTGGCCGAGATTGGCGCACAGCGGGAAGCCGCTATGGACGTAGGTGTCATGGATGCATTTAATAATGCTATTACACAACAAGCCGAAATGGTCAAAGCCGCAGGCGGTTGGGTCGCTAGTCTGTCTGCGTCTGTACGTCCCGTAGTCACATACTGGGTGCTGTTTGTCTGGTCGTTTATCCACGTATGGTTTGCATGGAACGCATGGCTTGGTGGCGCACCTGCCGTGGAAGTGTTTAAAACCATGATGACACCTGACTTCTCAGCCCTGTTGTCTGGGACAATTAACTATTGGTTCCTTGACAGAACTCTCAAGCAGCGCGGAATATGAACTTAGAGTTAGCCGCTGCTTTGTGCCGTCAATTCGAGGGCTATCGGGCCAAGCCCTACCTTTGTCCGGCTGGCGTGGCTACGATTGGCTATGGTTCTACCTACTACGCAGACAAGCGCAAGGTGACCTTAGAAGACCCACCGATGGATGAGCCCACGGCACGGGCGCTTTTAATGATTGAGCTTGAGCATACGTACCTACCCGGTGTTTTGCGTAACTGCCCCGGCCTGATTACTGACGTTCGTAAGTGCAATGCCATCGTAGATTTCTGCTATAACTTGGGCACTGGACGCTTGCAAACAAGCACATTAAAGAGGAAAATCAATGCCAATGATTGGGAAGGAGCCAAGGAACAAC